GTTGGGTACACAAGGACATATGTCTACGGTTGGAGAAGTTTAGTGAAGATGTGAATAATCAAAAGTCACCTAGACTTATGTTGTTTATGCCACCTCGACACGGTAAATCTACTTTAGCTTCTGTTGCGTTTCCAGCTTGGCATTTGGGCAAGAACCCTGAACAAGAATTTATTAGTTGTTCATACTCTGGATCGTTGGCCATGAACTTTAGTCGTAAGGTTCGTCATCAACTAAGAGAACCTAATTTTAAGAATGTCTTTTCTGGTGTCTCGCTCGACCCTAGTTCGCAGTCCGTGGAAGCATGGAATACAACCAAGGGCGGTGGTTATGTAGCAGCGGGTGTTGGTGGTGGTATTACTGGTAAAGGAGCGCACGTGTTAGTCATCGATGACCCAGTCAAAAACAGAGAGGACGCAGAATCCGAGTACAATCGGGATGCAGTCTGGGACTGGTATACATCTACTGCGTATACACGACTGGCCCCCGGCGGTGGTGTACTCGTAATTCTTACGCGATGGCACGATGATGATTTAGCTGGTAGGTTGCTCCAAGCGGCAGCCGCGGGCGCGGATCAGTGGGAAGTTGTTAAGTATCCAGCCCTCGCCGAGAAGGACGAAGAGTTTCGAGAAAAGGGCGACGCGCTTCACCCAGAGCGATATAGTGCAGAAGCTCTGACCCAGATTCAAAAAGCGGTAGGTCCACGAGACTGGTCAGCGTTGTACCAACAGAACCCAGTTTCGGACGAAGGTGAGTACTTTAACCGAGAAATGATTAGGTATTACGATGAAAATGAAGTAGACTTTGACAGATTACGGTTCTATTGCGCTTGGGATTTAGCGATTGGTCAACGAGAACGTAATGACTACTCTGTAGGAGTGGTTGTTGGGGTTGATGAATACGATAATTTATACGTAGTAGATTGTATAAGAGGAAAGTACGACGGTTTTGAACTTGTTGAACAAATTTTAGATTTATATGAGACTTGGCGACCACATGTTGTGGGTATTGAGAAGGGTCATATAGAAATGGCCTTAGGTCCGTTTCTACAAAAACGTGTTCGAGAACGTGGACTTAACGAAGCTTACTTTAAAGATTTAAAAGTAGGTAGACGAGATAAAGAAGCGAGAGCTAGAGCAATACAAGGTAGAATGCAACAAGGCATGGTATACTTTCCGAAAGATCCGGTATGGGTTGGTCCGCTTATTGCGGAACTTTTGCGTTTTCCAAACGGGGTACATGATGACCAAGTGGATGCGTTAGCATGGATAGGATTGATGATGACAGAATTCGCTACTTTTGTAGAGAAGATAGAACATGAACCATCTTGGCGAGATAAACTTAAGTATTTAGCTAAGAGTGATAAACGTAAATCAGCTATGAGTTCTTAATGGATTACAGCAAAAAGAAAAAAAAGTTAAGTACAGAAGAAGAGCATTTAATAGCAACTAATCAGTTCGAGCGTTACGAACGTGCGCGCGACAATGGCCATCTTGACTATATCGAGACTGCTAAAAAATGTGATGCTTTTTACCGTGGTAATCAATGGGATCCAGCGGATGTAGCGACACTAGATGATGAGGGGCGTCCTGCTTTAACAATTAATACAATACTACCTACTATAAATACGGTGCTTGGTGAACAAAGCACTCGAAGAGCAGATATTAAATTCAAACCAAAAGGTAATGGTACTCAAGAAATAGCTGATGTTTTAAATACGTTGTATTTACATATTTCTGATACTAATAAATTGGATTGGTTGGAGTCTCAAGTTTTTGCTGATGGTCTTATTCAAGACCGAGGCTATTTTGATGTAAGAATAGATTTCACGGATCATATCCAAGGAGAAGTGCGTATAAGTACCAAGGATCCGTTAGACATTCTAATTGACCCCGACGCCAAGGAGTATGATCCTAAAACATGGAATGAGATATTTGAAACTAAGTGGATGAGTTTGGAGGAAATTGAAGAACAATATGGTCAAGCACCCGCAGATAAATTAAGAGTAGCTGCAGAATATGGTAACACCATGGGTCAAGATTCTGTTGAGTACGAAGAAACACGTTATGGTGATACTTATACTGGGGTTGAATATAATCAAGGTAGTACAACTAACCCAGAAGAGAATAGACAAATGCGTGCGGTTAGAGTAGTTGAAAGACAGTATTACCAACTTAAAGAATGCAGCTACTATGTTGATTCTGTTACTGGTGATATGCGACAAGTACCTGGCAACTGGGGCGAAAGAAAGAAAAAGAAATTTGCTGACAATTATGGTTTAGACATTATTACTCGTATGGATAGAAAAGTACGTTGGACTGTGACAGCAGACAAAGTTGTACTACATGATGATTGGTCTCCGTATGAGTGTTTTACAATTGTGCCTTATTTTCCATATTGGAGAAGAGGTAGACCATTTGGCATGGTAAGAAATCTAATATCTCCACAAGAACAACTGAATAAAATAAGTTCACAAGAATTACATATCGTAAATACTACAGCTAACAGTGGTTGGATTGTAGAAACAGGGTCACTAAATGGTATGACTGCTGACGATTTAGAAGAACACGGTGCGGAAACTGGCCTAGTACTGGAATTTAATCGCGGATCCTCCCCCCCAGCGAAAATACCACCTAACCAGATTCCCACCGGCCTAGACAGATTAGGTCAAAAAGCTGCTATTAATATAAAAACAATTAGTGGTGTTAGTGATTCTATGTTGGGTACGGATGGACCTGAAGTATCAGGTATTGCTATACAAGCTAAACAAAACCGTGGTGTTCTAATGATTCAAGTACCATTAGATAACTTACAGAAAACTAGACAGTATTTAGCTGAACATATTTTACGTGTAGTGCAACAGTATTATACCGAAGAAAGATTAATTCAAATCACTGACGAGAGTGACCCAATGAAGCCTGAAATACCAGTAGTGGTAAACCAAGTTACTCCTGAAGGAGATATTATTAATGATTTAACTTTAGGCGAATATAAAGTAGTAGTGGGTACTATGCCTGCTAGAGACAATTTTGATGAAGTTCAATTTGCTGAAGCGATACAATTAAGACAAGTTGGTGTACCAATACCTGATGATCTAATTGTTGATTACTCGCATATGGCTAAAAAAGGTGAAATTGCTAGACGTATACGTATAATGCAGGGCATGGAACCACCTAGTGAAGAACAGGCTCAAATACAACAATTCCAAGCAGAAGCTGAAATTAAAAAAGTACAGCTTGAAATTGCTAAAATGGAAGCCGAAGTACAGAATTTGCAATCCTTATCTCAACTTAATGTGGCAAAAGCTCAAGAGTCTGCTGCCGATCCACAACTTAAAGTGGCTGAGTTGCAAGCTAAGATGCAAATGAAACAAGAGGAACTTGCTTTACGTCAACAGTTATCATCCGTAACTAATGATATGAGGAAAGGTCAAACTGAAACCCAAGCAGCCTCTAAGGTTGCTGTTGAAGCTATGAAAAACAGAGGAGGCTCATAATGGCTAAAGATAAAAATAATGAGGAGTTAGTATTTGACGGAATGCCCGGTGCTGACGCAAAAACTGAAGAGGATATTGCACCTTTTCAAGTTGATATGAACTTTGAAAACACGGAGGAAGAAGTTGAAGAAGCTCAAGAAGAAGAAACTACAGAAGAAGAACCTGTTGCAGAAGAAACAACAGAAGAAGTTGCAGAGGAACAAGTCGAAGAACCTGTTGCAGAAGAAACAGAAAGTGAGTCAGAAGAAACAGAACCAGAGAGCGTTCCGGGAAATGATGAGCAACCTGTGGAAGCAGTGGAGAAAGGATCAGAAGAAGTAGTAGAAGAAGTAGCAGAAGAACCAAAAGCACCAATGGTGCCTAAGTCACGTCTTGATGAAGTACTTGCAAAGAACAAAGAAATGCAGAAAAAACTTCAAGATATTGAAGGTCAAGAAACTTCAGAAGCAGAAAAACTACCTGAATATGATTTTGTTACAAAAGAAAAAGATTATCAGGACTTAGTGCTAGATGGAGAGACCGAAAAAGCTGCATTATTAAGGAATGAAATAAGAACTGCTGAAAGAGAGCAACTTATGTCCGAAATGCAAAGCAAAATGGGTCAAACTGTACAACAAGATCGTGAACTACATGAATTAAACCAAAAAGCCAATGAAATAATGGAAGTGTTTCCTGTTTTTAACGAAAAAAGTAAAACGTATGATGAAAAATTGACTAATGAGGTTATGGAACTACGTGATGCCTTTATTTATCAAGGTTATGGAGCTGCTGACTCATTAGCAAAAGCTACTGAAGTAACTCTTTTGAGTAAAAAACCTGAGTTGTTACAGGGTGATGGTACGAATGTATCGGATCCAGCACCTAAACTTACTCAAGCAGTGCAAGAAAAGAAAGCAAAAGCTACAGTAAAGAAAAAAGTAGAAGCTTCACAATCACAACCACCTCAAATGAAAGGTGAATCTACTCAAAACAAAAAAGTAGTAGATATAAATGTGTTATCTGATGATGAGTTTGGTGCACTACCAGAAGAAACTTTACGCAGAATGCGTGGTGACTTTGATTAAATAGTAGTATAGTATTAAAGAATTCGTCGGTTGGAACGATATCCAACAACTGGTCGTTCAGTATAAAAATCGTTTTTTCGTCTACAACGACGTTAACTGTTCGAGGTCGTGCTCGTTAAATTAACGATATCGTATCCCAACGATAAAGGGTATACGGGATATCGCCCCAAATAGCGATTGGTTATTTTATTAATTTTTTATTTGGAGGCCTAATGGCTAATACAAATTTCAGCGCGTTGACCAGTGAACAGCTTACTATCTGGTCTCGTGATTTTTGGCGTGTTGCTAGAAATATGTCCTTCATTAACCAATTTGCGGGTAGTGGCCCCAACGCCATGGTTCAGACTATATCTGAGCTTACTCAATCAGAAAAAGGAGCTAGAGCTGTATTAACACTTTTAGCTGACATGACTGGTGATGGTATCGTTGGTGACAATACTCTTGAAGGTAATGAAGAAGCATTAAGAGCATACGACATCGTTGTACAATTAGATCAATTAAGATTTGCGAACAGACTATCTGGTCGTTTAGCGGATCAAAAATCTGTTGTCAACTTCCGTGAGCACTCAAGAGACGCACTTGCATACGCAATGGCAGACAGACTAGACCAAGTCGCATTTTTAACTTTGGCTGGTATTTCTTATAACAGAAAGAACAACAATATCGGTGGTTCTGCTGCTACAAGACCAGTACTTGGTTCAGGTGCTAACTTGTCTGACCTTGCCTTTGGCGGTGATGTAACTGCTCCTACTTCTAACAGACACAGAAGAGTAGACGCAACTAGTGGTCTAGTTGCTGGTGACACTTCTGCTTTAGTTGCTGCTGACACAATGTCTTACAGCACTATTGTTGAGTTGAAAGCTTATGCTAAAGACCAATACATTAGAGGTATGAGAGGCGCAGGTAATGAAGAGATGTATCATCTTTTTGTTACTCCACAAGTAATGGCTGATCTGAAACTAGACTCAGATTTCTTAGCTAACGTAAGAAACGCTGGTGTCAGAGGACCAAACAACGAACTATTTGCTGGATCTTCTAGCTTAATGGTTGACGGCGTTATGGTTCACGAATTCAGACACGTACCAAACACTTCTCAAGGTACCTCAGGTACTCAGAAAGGTGGATCTGGTAGTGATGTTGACTTCGCTGCTAACTTGTTCTGTGGGGCTCAATCTCTTGCTATGGCAGATATCGGTTTACCAGAAATAGTTGAAGATACTTTCGACTATGGAAACCAAAATGGTATCTCTATTGGTAAGATCATGGGTCTTAAAAAACCAGTCTACAACTCTGACATTTCTGGTCAGAATGAAGACTTTGGTGTAATCAGAGTAGATTGCGCATTTTAATTAAGATTGGGGTGGTCTTCGGACCACCTCTTTCTACTAAACAGGAGTTTTAAATGGAAGAAAGAAAAACTATGAAAGTTAAATCAGAAATTGACTTACATGTATCACTTACAACGGGTGATGCTGTTCGTTTATACGCAGGAGAAACAAGAGAATTCCCAGAGTATATTGGATATGCTTGTTTACAAGCTGGGGCTGTTGAAGTAAAAGATGAGCCTAAAGCTAAAACAATGGAAGATGTCATAGAGGAAACAGAAGAAAAACCTAAAGCAAAAGCTAAAACAACTAAGAAAAAATAGATGGCCGGTACGTTACAAGCACAACACATATTATCCAGGGTACGTAATGTACTTCAGGATAATACCAGTGTGCGTTGGACAGATGGAGAACTATTTGACTATTTAAGTGACGCGCAAAGGGAGATAGCTAATATCCGTCCCGATGCTACCGCTACCCATTCTAATGTACAGTTAGCAACTGGTACGGAACAAACCATACCAGCTGATGGGCTAAGGCTGGTAAAAGTAGTAAGAAATATGTCTGGTTCTGGTACGGATGCTACTGGAGCTAGGAGTATTCGAGTAGTATCAGAGGATGCTTTAAATAGCACAGAACCAAATTGGCATAACCCAACTGTAACTGGTGATGCTACCCACGGCACTGAAGTAAAACACTATATTTTTGATGGGGATGACCCTAGAGTGTTTTACGTATATCCGGGAGTAGCTGGTAGTGCTTACGTAGAATTAGTATATTCTAAAAACCCCACTAGTATTGGCGCGAATACTGATTTAATACAAGTGGACGATATCTTTGCAAATGCATTAATCAATTATGTGTTGTATAGGGCTTATTTAAAAGATGCTGAATTTGGTGGTAACCAACAACGTGCTGGTAATTTTTATGCTATTTTTAGTCAGAGTTTAGCTAGGGGTGGTGTAATAAGAGATGCAGTACAACCAGAGCAAGGAGTAATGAATGGCTAGTTTTGATTCTTTAATTAGAGATGTTCTACCCTATGTTCCAGGTTGCCCTGATTCATTAATAGAAACTACACTACGTTCTGCAACTATTGAATTATGTGAAAAAAGTAAAGCTTATACTTATGATTTAGACCCAATAACTACAATATCAGGTACATACGAGTATGAGTTTGACCAACCTAGTGGTACCGACGTACATCAAATATTGTGGGCTACTTATGATGGGCATGACTTAGATCCAATTAGTCCAAGAAGTTTGGAGTTAAATTATCCAGATTGGCGAGATAGGTCAGGAACACCAACAGTATATTTACAAAAAACTCCAGATACCTTC